TAAAACTACACCTGAAGAAATGAGAAAAATAGATCCATACTTGGCCAAAGAAATTCTAGAAACTTTTAAAATGATACCATCAACTCAAAGTGGAGGAAGAATAGAGCCAATTATATTTGAAAAATGGTACAATTCAATCGATACGAAACTAGGACCAAATATGAGACGTATTATTAGAAATAACAAAGAACTTCAAAATTATCTGAAATGTTTAATTGATTTTGTTATAGATAATCCTGCCATTCTAAATAGAAAAGCCGCATATGAAGAAACAATTGACGACAATGATTACCGTGCCAAACTTAAGATTGGACAGTGGAAACTTCCTACTAACGAAATGGCAATAATAACAAATTTTTGGAATGAAATGCATCAAGAAATGAATGCATTCCACATAGACCCGCGCGCGCATCTATTTAAACCTCCTATATTTAGACATATTATGGTTGGTGGTGACAACTCGTATGGAATGACTGGTGGAGGTCATATGATAGGAGGTAAGATGGCAAGTCCACTCAAACACATGATTGAATATTACCAAAAAACAGCAATTAACGCAAAAAAATATAACACTGTATTATCAGATAATATAATTGACGTACATATAAATAAATTAAAAGAGTATGACACGATTATAACGAATAATTGGGAATTTATTAAAACATATAATACACTAGTAGATTTAATCGGATTACTCAACAATATTGCGCCAGATGGTGGCAGTTCTGAAAATATTATTTCCAGAGAAAGACTAATGAAGAACCGAAAATTAATTCAATGGTTGAAAGAAAATGCAGGAGAATATGAATCATGCATTGGAAATAATGCAGAATATGTCAACTCAGGCGTATATGAGATTGTCAAAGGTATTAAAAATGTACTAAATAATCTAACTATCAATAAGTAAATACCTATTTTATGCGTTATTTAATATAAGTATATATATTATATAGTATATATACATGGTAGGATCTTTGATTCAACTTGCCGCATATGGCCAAGAAGATATGTTTTTAACAACCGATCCTCAAATAACATATTTTAAAGTAGTATACAAAAGACACACCAATTTTACTAAAGAAGAAATTCAACAAACATTTAAGTATACACCTAATTTTGGAAAAAGTGTTCATTGTACAATAGGACATGGAGATTTGATCGGAAATATCATTTTAGTCGTAACGTTACCAGAAATAAACTTATCACAAAATTCAAGAACATATTTCGCATGGGTAAAACGTATTGGGTTCGCTTTAATTAAATCGGTAAATGTGACAATAAATGGATATCAAATAGATAAACACTATGGTAGTTGGATGAATATATGGGCTGAATTAACAGGATCTATCAGTGGTCCGCATAGTAAAGGATACAAAAAAATGATTGGCGATATAGATAGTCTTAAAAATTTTACTCACACTATGTCAGCATATACTCTATTTATACCGTTACAATTTTGGTTTTGCCGTATTCCAGGAATGGCATTGCCCTTAATCAGCTTATTATATAGTAATGTTAAGGTCAATGTAGAATTCGAAGAAAGTAGTAACTGCTATATATTAAGCCCGACAGACTATATAACTTGTCATGATGATATAGTCAGTTTCATACAATATGAATATATTGAACAAAATGTTGATGGCGATATCAGAGCCGGTATTTTTATGAGTTTTGATATCAATACGAAACGTTTATATTACTATAATATTACAAATACCAAATTTGAAAGTATTCCGTTACCATCATCTGATTTTGATGTCGATGATGCTGAATTGGTTGAAACTCTACAAACTAGTGATTATGGACAAAAATATATAATTACTGGTAAAACATCACAATGTACAACATTTGTTCAATTAAATTATCATTCAACAATTACATCAATAGCACAAATTGGAAATATTAAATTCGTAAATTGTTTTTTGTTAGTAGATTATTATTATTTAGATGAAGAAGAACGATTGCGTTTTGCACAATCGAAACATGATTATCTTATAGAACAACTCTATTATACTCCCGCTATCGAACTAACAAATACAAGAATCAATGCTAAGTTAACAACAGAAAATCCATGCAAACTAATGGTATGGACGGTTCAATTAAAATATATATATGATTCGAAAGATTATTTTAATTATACGGATACATACAGAAACAAAGTATTTTCATACGAACTATTTAATGTATTGGTTGGAAATCCAGTTGGAAAAAACATCGTGTCGAGTGCATCTATTCTCGGTAATGGTAATGAACGTTTGACCATGCGAAATTCAGCATATCATGAATACATACAACAATATCAAAACACTAAATTTAGTTCAGAAACATGTATTAACATGTATTCATATGCTCTATATCCATTCAATCTCATTCAACCATCTGGTTCCTTCAACACAAGTTTAATAGACAATATAGAAATCGGATTACATTTATCTGATATTACGACGACTAATAATCCAGTATTGTTTCGAGGTTATTGTATATGTTATAATGTTTTGCGAATTATAGATGGTTTAGGTGGAGTTGTATTCACACATTGAGATATAGATATTTATCCAACGATGAAGATAAATATGTATTTTTTTTATGTTAAATGTTAATATAAATGACTGGTGGATTAATAAATATTTTATCATATGGTGCAAACGATTTATATTTAACGGGTGCACCACAAATTACTATGTTTAAAATGGTATATCGGCGTTATACAAATTTTGCAAAAGAATCCGTGGCAATCCCCCTCGGTAATATTAATTTCGGAAAAGAAATAAATATACCCATATCACACATAGGTGATTTAATTAGTAATACATATATACAACTCGATGTTCCAGAAATTAATATACTAAAAACGGATACCGTTGCTGATATACCTGATCAATTATTGACTGTTTTAACAGAACCATATTACTATGATATACCCTCAGGACGACCAGATTATATATCAAGTTATACATTTATCAAAAAATATATGACAGTTAATATGGCAGGATATCGTAAAGCAGTCCAAGATGCTATTATAATAAATCAATCAGTCGAAGATTATATACAATCTATTATCGATACAATTAACGTAGCAATTACCGAACAATCAGATCCAGATATAATACCGCATTATGCATCTAAGATAATAGAAGCATACAACTATGAAATTCAAAATGGACTAAATCGAATACAATACACGGGAATATTAAACTATAGGTATTCAGATATAAAATATATTGTAAATAATATTCTACAAGATATCGGCGGAACAACTATAAACATGGTTTTAGCTAAAGTTGTAAATGCTACGGAAATTAGTCAACAAATTGTTGACTATTATTTTGAAAATGCCAAATCAGATCAAGAAGAACAAGATCTAGCAAGTTCTCTATACGCAAAATTTGCATGGAACGAAAAACTAGGATTTGCAATTATTGATTATGTAACGGTCTATATGGGTGGAGAGACAATAGATAAACATTATGGTAATTGGATGAATGTATGGTATGAGTTAACAACAAATATCGAACAGCAAGAAATATATAACAAAATGATAGGGAATGTTTCCGAGATGGTAACATATGATCGAAATGCTAAACCAACTCGTACCATATATATACCTCTTTCATTTTGCATTTCCTCTTATAGCGCTACAATATAGTACATTTAGTATATCTATCAAACTGAAAAAAATAGAAGACTGTGCCTATATTGAAAAATTACCAATAGTTGATTCTAATGGAGATTCGGTTGATTTATCCAGCTATGCTCTTCAACTCTCAGATATTTGGAGTAATTTAAATTTAAGTTTAAGTGGAAATTTATTGGTTGATTTTATCTATCTGGAATCACAGGAAAGAAAAAGATTTGCACGTTCCGCTCATGAGTATTTAATAGATACAATAGAAACTCTCACTCTAGAAAATATAAGTGAATCTAAATTACAAATAGATTTTGATTTTGTAGGACCAAGTAAAGAAATATTATGGATGACCCAAAAAACAGCATATATAAATAACTCAAATTCTAATTATAAAAGTTTGAACTTTAACTATGCTATAGATGTAGATAAATCCGAAAACTCATTTACCAGCGCAAAATTAATACTGCATGGATATGAGCGATTTGAAATGAAATACGATAACTTACAACACTATTTCAATTTAATACAGCCATATAATCATCATACAAATATTCCATCTTACGGAATTAATTGTTACTCATTCGCATTATTCCCGGAAGAACATCAGCCATCAGGAACATGCAATTTTACGAAAATAAAAAATAAACTATTAGATTTGGCAATTAATAGCGAAATGTTTACATATAAACTATCAGATATCGATCCAGATTCCACGGACGATACACCTATAGTAACAGATGTTAATGTATATTTATATTCTATAAAATATCAAGTATTACGTATTATAAACGGTATGTGCGCATTTGCATTTTACTAATTTAGTTTTATATTTTCTTTTTATACATTATATTATGTGTGAAAAATACATCGAACACTATATAAATTTTATACAGAAAATAAACCGAATA